GTGCGGGGCCGGTTCGGTCGGCTTTGGAGGGCGGATAGGTGTCTAGGCGGGCCGTAGGGGCGTCAGAATCGGTGGGACGGGGGGAGGGTGCGCAGGATCGGCTGCGGCGACTACAGCGCCTCGCTGATCTGTTGGAGGCGGAGGCGGCCGGCGCCGAGGGGTCTGCGTTAGCGTCGTTGGCGAACGCACTGGTGAAGGTGCTCGCCGAGATCGACGGGCTACGGGTGCCGGAGGAGGTGTCCACTCTTGACGAGATCGCTGCTCAACGTGCGGCTCGGGTCGCAGGTTCCGACGATCCATTGCCGACCGGACGACGTAGCCAGAACCGACGCAGCAACGGAAGCATTCGCACTAGCTGATTCGGTCGGGCTCGTGCTCGACTCCGCTCAGCGGCTCGTCGTGACGGACTGGCTGAGCGAACGGGCGGATGGGACGTGGTCGTCGTGGGAATGCGGCGACTTTGAGCCGCGCCAGAACGGGAAAGGCGCAAAGCTCGAAGTTCGGCAGCTGTTCGGGTTGTATGTGTTGGGCGAGGAATTGCAGATTCATACGGCGCACGAGTTCAAGACCGCGAACGAACATTTCCTAAGGATGGCGGCCACGGTCAATAACCATCCCGAACTACGGCGGCGGACGGCTCGCATCAGGTATGCGAACGGTGAACAGGGCATCGAACTGAAGAACGGGTGCCGACTCAAGTTTCTCGCCCGGTCCGGTGGTTCGGGTCGAGGGTTCACCGGGGTATCCACCCTCTACTTCGATGAGGCAATGTATCTCGATTCCCGGCAGATCGGTGCGGCACTGTCGACGATGGCGACCGCCCCGAATAGCCAGGTGATCTACACCGGGTCCGGTGGGTTCACAGCATCATCACAGCAATGGATGTTGCGGCGGCGGGCGTTGCAAGGCGGAGGTGGCCGGTTCGCCTATCACGAATGGACGGCCGAAACTGTCTCGTGGGATCCGGAGAAGCGGCGGGTTATCTCGAATCGGGACACTATTGATGTCGATGACCGTGTCGGGTGGTATCGGGCGAATGAGGCGCTCGGGTCTCGGATTACCGACGAGTTCGTGGAGCAGGAGCGGCGGACTTTCACTCGGGAAGTGTTCCTAGCGGAACGGTTGTGTGTGTGGGAACCGGAACCGGTCGAGGATGAAACGGAGACGGTGGTCACGGTCGCACAATTGACCGCATGTCACGTCCCGACATCGGCGGCGGACAAATGGGTCGGGTTCGCTGTCGACATGTCACCAGACGGCACAAAGTGCGCTATCGGTGTTGCCGGGAAACGGGGTGACGGGTTCCATGTCGAGCTCGGCCCGCACGTCTCACCGGATGATGTCGTTCAGACTTTGGCTCGAGCCGCTAAGAAGGTGCCGACGTTGGGTGTTGGGATTGATTCGGGGTCTGCGGCTAAGTCGTTGATCCCGGCGTTAGAGGATGCGGGGCTAACGGTGGTGAGGTTGTCGGCGGGGGATTATGCGGCGGCGTGTTCTGCGATTGTGAATGACATCACGGCCCGCAAGTTGTCGTGGCGGCGCACTGACCTAGATGAGCCGCTCGTGCAAGCGGTAAAGGGTGCGGGCCGGCGCCAGTTGGAGAACCGGTGGGCGTGGGCGCGTACGCCGGGGCACACGATCTCGCCTCTTGTGGCGGTTACCCTGGCCCGGTGGGTTGCGGCGACGGTCGAACCGCCAGCGAAAAAACTGGTATTCTCGTACTGAGGAGGGCCGATAGTTGCGTGGTTGGCTGACAACGGTGGCGGAATTGGTCGGTGCCGGGATGGTGTCTGTGGGGTGTTGGCTGGTGGCGCCGGCGGCCGGGTTGATTGTTGCCGGGGTGTGTGTCGGGTTCGTGGGTTTCGTGTTGGGTGACGGCCAGTGAGTTTGCTGCGCCGGTTATCCCATCCGGTCCGTGACGTCGCACCGCAAGGCGAGGCCCGCTCGAGGATCAACGTTTCGGGTGGCGGCTACTTCCTGTCGTCGGACGGCGTCGAGTCGGACCCTCTCAAGTCGGTGGCGCATTGGGCTGCCCGCCGTGTGCTGTGTACGTCGGTGGCGTCGTTGCCGGTGATGCAGGTCCGTGAGTCGGCCGGGCGTCGGGAACGGTTGTCGACGCAATCGCAGATTGTGCGGTCACCGTCTGGTCAGGTGAAACGGCGGGTTTGGGTCTATCAGGTGATGGATTCGTTGTTGGATGACGGGAACGTGTACGGGCTGGTCGGGAACGTGGATTCCCGAGGGTTTCCGCTGCAGGTCGAGACCGTCGCACCAGCCGACGTGGAATGGGTGCAGGACGGGAACCGGGTCGTCCCACACGTGAACGGCACCGGCTACGGCGTCTACCCGAACGGGTTTCTGTGGCATTCCCCATGTTTCGTGCGGGCCGGTTCACCGATCGGCCTGTCTCCGTCGAAGTATCACGCACAGTCGGTGCGGACGTCGATCGCTGCCGAGAAGTTCGGTGGCGACTTCTTCACGGCGGGGGCGCATCCGACGCACAAGGTGAAGGTGAACGAGGAGATCACGGTCGAGCAGGCGCAGCAGATCAAGGCGAACATCCTCCGGGCCACCCGGTCTCGTGAGCCGTTCGTGCACGGGTCCGATATCGAACTGTCAGCGATGCAGGTTTCGCCGACCGATTCACAGTTCCTGGAACTGTTGCGGTTTGAGTGTGAGCAGGCATCTCGGATTTACGGTGTCCCGCCGCAGATGATCTATGCCGCGACATCCGGGCAGAACGTGACGTATGCGAACGCGTCCCAGTCTGACCTGCAGTTCTTGAAGCATTCGCTGGGCTGGTGGGTGACGATTCTGCAGGATGAATGGTCGGCATGGTTGCCGGAGCCGCAGGTTGTCAGGTTCAACACGGACGCATTCCTCAGGATGACGGCCGAGGAACGCACGAAGATCCATGACATGCGGTTGAAGCAGAAGACTCGGACGGTAAACGAGGTTCGGGTGATCGAAGACGAATTGCCGTTCGATGACCCGATGTTCGATGAGCCGGGTATCCCTGGGGTTGATTCCGTTTCCGATACGATCCCCGACATGGAGGAGGCGCCGGTATGAGGCCGACTGACAATCTGGTTCGTTCGGTGCCGTTCGAGTTGCGTGCCACGAACTCGGGGCCGCCTGTGATGGCTGGACATTTCGCGGTGTTCAACGAGTGGACCGAGATCCATTCATGGTTTGAGGGCGACTTCCTGGAGCGGGTCGCGCCGGGTGCGTTCGCTGAAGTGTTCGCTTCGGGTGCGCCGGTCAAGGTGCTGTATGACCACGGTGCGGACCCGTCGATCGGGAACAAGCCGCTCGGCTCGGTGCTGTCGGTCGCCGAGGATAAGCGGGGCGCCGCCTACGAGGTCGGACTGTTCGACTCGTCCTACGTGACGGACCTGCTCCCGGCGCTGCGTGCCGGCGAGCTCGGGGCGTCGTTCCGGTTCCGTGTCGCTGGCGATGCGTGGGAAACACCGTCGAAACCGACGAAGTGGAACCCGGGCATGTTGGAAGAGCGGACGATTACACGGGTCGATCCTCTCTACGAGTTCGGCCCGGTGACTTTCCCGGCCTACAGTGGTGCGACGGCCGGGGTTCGGTCGTTGACCGACCAGTTCTTTGACCGGTTGCTGTCTGATCCGGCGTTCGTTGCACGGATGTCGGAGCGGCTCGGTGCCCGTATTGTTGGGCAAATGATCGATGATGGTCGTGCGGGTGACACCCCTGGCCGTCGACAGGGCGGGGCGGCTGACAGTCCTCCGGCCGGCACGGTGCATCCTTCGGTGCTCCGACTCAAGGCCGCTGCGTTGCAGTTGGCTTCACCCTCTCGTTAAGGAGAATCTGTCATGTTGGAAATCGTGAAGCGGGCGCTGAAGGCGCTCATCGAGAAGCGGGCAGCGATGTTCGCAGAATTGTCGGCGCTGCCGACGACCGCGGAGGCCGAGTCTCGGGGTCTGAACCCTGACGAGCAGACTCGTGCCGACACCCTGATCGCCGAGATCGGGACCGTCGATGCCGAGATCGTCGCTCATGAGCGGCGGGTCGCCGAGCTCGTGGAGATCGAGCAGCGTGCCGCGGTGGCTGAGCAGACGTTGGCGAAGGCCGGTTTGCAGGTCATCCGGCGCCCGGAGCCGGCTGCGGTGGCGGATGTGCGGTCGATGTCGGCTGTGCAGTTGATCGACCTTGTGAAGCGTGGCGCTGAGGCGCACGACATCGACGGCCAGAACGCGGCGAAGGTCATGCACCGGTACCGCAACTCCGGCCGGGTCGAGGTCCGTCAGTGGGCTGAGAACCTCGCCGCTCGTTCGACCGAGGTGTACGCCCGTGCGTTCCAGAAGGTGATGACCGGGAACCTGATGGCGCTCACCGACGAGGAGCGTACGGCGATGTCGGTCGGGACCGCTGCGAACGGCGGCTACTTGGTCCCGACCCATCTCGACCCGACCGTGATCCTGACGAACACCGGGACGTCGAACGTGATCCGGATGCTGTCCAGGGTTGTGACGCAGGTCGTTGGGAAGACGTGGAACGGGGTAACGTCGGCTGGTGTGTCGGCATCGTTCGACGCCGAGCTCGCCGAAGTGTCGGACGATTCGCCGACGTTCGGGAACCCGCAGGTCAATCTGCACACGGCTCGGGCGTTCGTCCAGTCGTCGATCGAAGCGGTCGAGGACATCGACACGCTCGGGTCCGAGGTGCTGATGATGTTCGCCGATGCTCGTGACCGGTTGGAGGCGTCGAAGCACGCATCGGGGTCGGGGACGGCGGAGCCGTTCGGGATCTTCACTGCGATCACGGGTTCGCAGTCGGTGACGTCGACGACGGCGGCGACGATCGGGCTCGTCGACCTTCTCGCCGTGAAGACGGCGGTCCCTCAGCGGTTCCGGGGCCGTTCGGCCTGGGTCTACAACCCGACGTACGGTGACGCGATCCGCCAGCTCGGCACGGCACTGTCGGCGAACTACACCGTGAACGCGACCGAGTCGAACACGGAGAAGCTCGTGGGCCGGCCCGTGTACGAGTCGGACGATGCGCCGACGACGCAGACGACCACGGTCAAGGACCCCGAACTGATCCTTGGGGACTTCTCGAACTACCTCATCGCCGACAAGCCGGGCAGCTTCAGCGTCCAGTACGTGCCGGTGATGTTCAACACGGCGACGAACCTTCCTGATGGTCGGGTCGGTTGGTTCGCCTGGTGGCGGACGGGTGCCGACTCGATCAACGATGCGGCGTTCCGGGTGCTGCTCGACAAGACCAGCGCCTAGCAATTTGTGGGGCCGTAGTTAGGCCCACCAATGTGGCCGGTATCGCTTTGCAGGGGCGGTACCGGCCACACCCTGCAAACCTCCCTGCGGCAAGCGAGTTGTGATGATTGTCCGAGTGAAGTCCGGTATCAACTGTGTGGTGCAAACCCCATCCGGGTCGGTGCACATGGTCGAGGACAAGCCGTTCGATGACGCCGATGAGACACTGATCGAGGTTGCGGTCGTCACCGGTACGAAGGTGGCTGATTGGGTCACGTTCGACACCGAGGACGTGCCCCGTCGGCGGCCTCGTGGGGCGAGAGTGGAGTCAG